GACATCACTTCCGGGAAAGTATAAATAACTGTCTCCCTGAATGCATGCATCTTTAATAATTTTCCAGGAGAGCATATCCATTTTAGCAAGTTCCCACATTCTCCTAAAATGTTCGTTTAATAAGTCGCAAGATTTAGTAATTATTTCATCTTTTTCACCCATGTTGCTGTACACTGCAGACATGGTATTTTGTGCTACCATGGCAACTTTATATTTTACAGTCCCTTTAATAAAGTTATGCATCGGCATTTTTTCACTGCCACTTTGTAAGCCGTACCATTGGTCGCCTGAATACATTCGATGAGCTTCATCAGTTTCCGATACTAAATTTATTTTTTGAATATAATCAATGCCTTGTTGGTATAAGTCCCATATTTCAGTTGTTTCTATATCTTTTTTAAATAGGTTCAAGTTATTTCACCTCTCTTTGCCCGGAAGGTCCACCATTATAGTTATTAATATTGTCGATTATTGTATTCATCCGCTTCATTTCATCGTTTATTTTCGGTTTGACCGGTTCAAGCGGTTTTTCTTCTTTTACTGCTCTTCCATCCTTTAATCCCTGTCTGTAACTAAAAAATACCAATAAGCTCATTATCGGTATCCATAGTAAAAGTAAAATTATTATTAAGTTATATGACACGTTCTATATTCCCCCTTCCAAGTGGATGTGGCTTCGGTTTTTCAAATTCAAAATTATATATATTATCAGGTTTTTTCTTAATTGTTGGTGCCGGCCGACCTGCAATAAAATATCTAATTGCATCAGGGGCATGAGTTAACTCATGTGGTTCTAAGGCAACATCATTAGGATCTTTTTCATCTTTTAATAACTGTGGTAATGTTCTTATTAGATTTTCACAGTTATTTGCTATAACTAAATCAGCTGTCATAATTTCTTGTTCATCTTTATATGGATCTAACCACTCTTTTAAATTTAACCAACCTTGAACCCTGTTGTTACTTGCTTGTGTTAAAAATACTCCATTTTCCATAAATAGTTCTGATGCACTCTTCCCGGTTTCTTGTCTTCTTTTCCATAAATCCGGTGGAGCAAATGTTTGATAAATATCTTCATCATCTTTTGTTAATTCAAGTATTCTTTTTGCAGCTTTAGAAATTATTAAATCGGATTGATACAATTCTTTATAAACATATGCTTTGCCGTTAAAATCAACTGCTATCCAGTAGCAAGCAAGCATATCTAATCCGTAATCTATAGTCCTGTAACGTCTCCATTCTTTTGGAATAACAAAAGAATCAATAACATGTATATGTTTTTCAAATTCTCCAAAATATACACCTTTTCTCTTTACAAACTTCCCTTCTGCAAGCATTGCATACAGCTCAGGATCTTTATACCTTAATTCTTCGATGTCTGCTCTTTGTTCTTTTGTCAGATATGGATTATCCCAATGAGTTGATACAATTACCATACAAGGTATATCAACTATTTCTACTTCTCCATTTTCATCTTCAAGCTCAACTTTTATTCTTTTTACAAACACCTTTGGTCTGCCATCAGGAAATCTTTCAAATACTTCATCCGGTAAAGTTTTAAAGAAGTCTTGACATATAAAGCCTTCCTCATTTACAGGGTTCATGGTTAAAAATAGCTGTCGATCTTCACTATCTCCACCCCTCAGCTGCATTCTTAGTGCTTTAAACTGCTCATAAGTTATATTTTCAGCTTCTTCGTACCA